CTGCCATTAATCCCCACTTAATAATATTTTTCTGCGTAGCATCGTCCATTTCAGAAAATTTATTAATCATCTGAGTGGCTTTTTCTAACAAAGGCGTAAACGCTGGTAATAATTTTTCTCCAACGGTAATTGCTAATACATTCAGTGATTCCTTAAATCTGGCCGCTTTATTTGCCGGCAAATCATTCATTGACTTAGCGATTTCTTTAGTGGCGCCATTTGCGTTGTAAGTTTCTTTAGTTAACCCTTTTAACGCGTCACCGCCTTGCCCAACTAATACGTTCATCGCTGATTGAGATTCGGTACCAAACGCCAATGCAATCGCAGAAGTACGTTGTGCATCCGTCCAACCTTCAGTGTTTTGTTTAATCTTATTCAGCATGTCTGGAAGAGTTAACGTACCATTTTTAAACTCATCTACAGAAATACCTAGTTTTTCAAATCCGGCAATGTTTTGTTTTGATGGCTTCAATAAACGAGTTAATGCACCACGTAATGCGGTCCCAGCTTTTTCTCCGCCGATACCAGCATCACTTAGCAGACCAATTGCAGAAGCAGTTTCTTCTACATCCATGCCTAAGCTATTCGCTACTGGTCCCACATACCCCATCGCTAGTCCTAAATCTGAGAAACCAGCAGAAGTTGCATTAGCCACATAAGTCAACGCATCCGTCACACGTGTTGCGTTCTTAACAGTACTATTATAATCTTTGCCTTTTAAATTAAACTGACTGATTACCTCAGTAGTTACATTCATTACATCGTTGAAGTCATCCCCGGACGCTTTGGTAGCATCTAAAATAGAAGGCATTACACCAAGCGTTTGATTCGCGTCATAACCCTTACGAACAACTTCTGACAAACCATTATTGATTTCAGTGGTAGAAACACCGTATTGCTTTGCCCATTTTTTCGAGCTATCGGACATTTGATCTAACTGATTGCGATATTCTGCGGTTAGTTTTCCACCGTTTGTTAGCAGTGGGCCAATTCCACCAATTTGAGTTTGAAAATCAGCGGCTTTTTTAGTTGCGGCACCAAAACCAGCAGCGATCGGCGCTGTAACAGACATGGTCAATGTGCTTCCTATGCTAGACATTTTTTTACCGAAAGATTCAATTTTCTTACCCGATTTAATCCACTGATCAGATTGTGCTTTGAGTTTGCCAGTAAAGCCTTCTGTTTCGACTTTCATACGAGCCATTTGGCCCGTCGTTGTTTTCATCTGTGCTGTAAAACTAGCAGAACGCGCTCGTGCTTGGTTCAATTCGTTTGCATATTTTGTCGTGGAAGCAGTTGCTTTCCCGTTTTCGTCAAAGCTATCCTTATAAGCTTTTGTTAGCTTTTCGATATGTTTTTCGTTCGCTTGGACTACGTTGCCTAAGCCGTCATATTTCGCTTTTAAAGCGCCTAGTTTATCACCAGACGAATTCATGACTTGCATTTGCGATTTCATTGCTTTCATCTGATGATTGACCGCGTTTTTAGCGCCTTGCAACCCTTTAGAAAAGGCAGAACTATTCAAATCCAACTTGATAATCATATTCCCAAGCGGTTTTCCATTTGCCATAATTTTCCTCCTTTCCTAAATTGATTTAACGAAGTCTTTCAAATCGACCTCTTTTGATTTTTCTTTCTTGGGTTCCGAACAGACAATTTGAATGAGAGCTTCAAAGTCAGCTTCTTCGATATCTTCCAACGTCCAACCGTTTTCAATTAATTGCCTGCAAAGATTAAAATAATTTTCTTCTGCTTCTTCAGGGCTTACTTTTTTTCATCAGTGGAATCGTCTTCCTTGATTCCTAAAATATCCATATAGACTTTGTTTAAAGCGTTGAATAATTCATCGCTTTCAATCCCGTCTAAAATTGTGTCTTCTGTAACTTTTTTATCATTAAAGACTTCCACAGCTAATTCAATCAAAGCGTCTAACTGCGTACCCATGTCTGCGTCTTTTGCATACATTTTCCGACTGCATTGGATAGCTTTACGGACCGCACGACCTTTGACTTTCATTTTTTCGTGGACTACTTTTTCGCCTTTTGCATTTTCTAACTCAAGTCTTACTTTCGCCATCTATAATTTCCTCCTAAAATTTACAAAATAAAAAAGAGGACTGGTTTAGTCCTCTCTGTTTTAGCCTCCAACTACAGCTGTCGGGAATACTAATGCTTTCAATGCAGTGATTTTAGATTCATCATCGCCACTGAATTTCACTAGTGATTGTCCTTTAGCTTCACCTTCTGCATCATTTGCGATTGCAGAAAATACATATTCTTCTGCCTCAGGCTCAAAGGCTTCGTTAGTTGTTGTATTTAAGTTGATCGATTCACGGCTAAATTTGCCTTTAAACAAACCAAGCATAGCAGTTTCACCACTTAAATCTTCTGATTCCATTAGTACGGCACAATACGGTGGTTCAGTGTCTTCACCTAAGAAGCTAAATCCATTGGTATCGTCGACTTTATATCCCAAAATCTTATCATTTGCGCCATCAGGTAAATCTAGTAAGCCAAAGTTTGCTGAGATATCGCCCGTACCTTTTTGAGAAATGTAATAAGGAATATTTGAACCGTACACTTTAGATGCTTCTTTAGACAAACCACTGATTTCAGCCGATACAGTAGCTCCTTCGTCTTGCTTTCCTTCAATTACAATTAAATTTGCTGTTGGAATTTTCCCGTTTTCATCGAAAACCCCGATTGTCATTTTTTTAAATCCTACAAGTGTCAATATAATCACTCTCTTTCTTAATTTTTGACAACAAAAAAAGACACGATTTTTCGTGTCTTGATTCCTGTTATTCTGTTTTAATATTGTGTATCGTAAATTCGTGTATTCCCGTCATAACGACGCGCGTCGACGAACCGTTTTGTTTCCGGAAAATACTCGTCTAATCCTTGCCCCGATACTTGGCCAAAGCCTAAGTTTTTCATTTCTTTTTTAATCTCGTATTGAATTTGTTTCGAAGTCGCTCGATATTTTGATTCCACATCAATTTGGATTAAATGCTCAATCGAAAGCTCTTGATCACTACCGTGATAGGCCTCATTCGGTACATCAACGGGCCGAAGTGTGATAAATGCACCTGATTTATCAGCTGTTTCGGGTTGCTCATAAAACTTAATTCGATATTCTTCTGAGTCGCTGTTATAAGTCATATCGTGGATGTAGGCATTCGAAATTAGTGCCTCGTAAACAATCATTAATATGTCTTTCATAGGCTTTTCTTAACCTCCATTTCCACGGTAGACAAATAAACTGGTTCAGAATTTTTCAATGATTTCGTGATAACCCCGAACCCACGTGGCTTAATCTGACGTCCGTTTCTTGTATAGCCCCATTC